CTTTTCTTAATGACTTCTAAGAGGTCCATACTCCAATGACTCCGCTAGGAATCATTTGTTTGAGGCATAATAACCGTTTCTTTCAGGTAGCATGCGGTTTTTAGCGTAAGAGTCTTAAGTTTTGTTGTCGATTAATGTTTTGGATGATGAGCACTAGAGTCACAGAGCTAAGCGCAGTGATAATGACTCGACGGGCGTACTGACACTATTCAGCTTATATCTTGTCACACATGAAAGAGAAGAAAGGGAAGAAGGGGACGGGCGGGATTCGAACCCCGATGTACGTAGTATAGTTAGGACTTAATCAAGACTTGATGTATTCCGATATCTAAAAAGAGAAAGAGGAAAAGCAGATTGAGTTGGCCTAGGAAAAGCCGCTTCAAATACAGCGTCACGCAGCGCGACACAGCGGAATTCTTAGACGCTAACGGTTGCATACGCGACTATCTAGCCCGCTACGACAAGGACAGCACCACGTACATTGAGAAGGCCAGAGGACTCGTTAGGTTTTTCAGTTGGTTAAAAACCGTTAAAAACGTAGAGTTGTCGCCTTCGCAGTTTCTTGACCTTCACCTGCAAAAAAGAAACTCAAACAGCACTGAAGAACGCCGCTGGGCCCTACGCTTGGCATTAGAGTACAGCCGCGACAACCCAGACTTGAAAGGCAAAGCAGCAAACTACGCTTACACCGCGTTCTTTCTGCCAGTGAAAATGTTCTGCGACTACCATGAAGCGCCACTGACGCAGAATAAAGGCCTGTTTCCGAAAAGAAGCAGACGCAAGTACCCGGAACGGCCCTTCACCGCGGAGTATGCAAGGCGAATCCTCTCAGTTCTAAGCCAGCGGGACCGCGCAATCTGCATGACTGAACTGCAGAGTGGCCAAAGCATACAGCAGGTCCTTGTCGACGTAAACATGAATTGCAAGTATGTTTTCCGCGAGATCGACGCGGGCAAACAGCGGATCCGCCTTGACTTCCCGGAGCGAAAAGGCAATGGCTTCGCGTATTTCAGCTTCATCAGTCAGGACGCGATTCAGGAAATTCAGAAGTGGCGTCCGCTGCGGGAACAAATACTTCGCGGCCTCAACTTGAAAAGCGACTACCTCTTCATAACGGAAACGGGCAGGCCGCTGCCGCGTAAACAATTCCACAACAACTTCCGCCTCACGCTTACACGCCATAAACTTTACACTGGGCCTTTGTCGGTGCGTTCTCATGGATTCCGCAAGTTTTTTGAGCAGGAGGCGTCGCCGCCTGAACGCGGCGTCAGCAAAAGCTACGTTAGTTTTATGATGGGTCACAGCGGCGGAAGCGGCGAAGATTGCAAGTTAGACGTGGTCGGCGGCGTGTACGATAATGCTCCGCGAGTTTATCCTGGTGTTGTTGAGAAGGAGTATGCGAAGTTGGAGCCGTACATTAATGTGTACAGCGGAAAAACAGGCGGTGAAAGAGGCTTAGACATCACGGCAGAAGATGAGCAAATTCTTGAGGGATTTGAAGAAGCGAAAAGTCAAGGTTGTTCCACTGTAATATACGTAGTTAAACTGTTGCAGGACCTAGGCGCTTCATTTTGAGCTTTCTAGGCCTTATAGAAGGACGGATACGTACATTCAAGCCCTACAGACAGCGCCATAATTCAGGTTTTGGGTTGCTTATGGGAGAATTTGCGTACCCTAGTTTTATCCCGCCGCAACCGAGCAAACTCACGATTAAGTTGCTTACGCAAAACTGCTTTATCAATAGTTAAAGTTTTTAGATTATCAAAAATAGCTGAAAGTTCGGGGTCACCTTTAGCGTTCTGCTCAACCAACCAAGCACATAGTTTTCTGCTTTCATCTGAAAGCGGGTCTTTTGCAGTAGCCTTAAGGAATTGTAGCCAAGCTATGTCTTTTTCGTTTTTAGTTTCCATTGTTTTCACCAGAATTTTACAGGTTCTTCATATAATACTTTGACTTTGTAATAGTTGCAATATTTGCATCGTATGTATTCCTTCTTGATTTTCCGTGCGTCTTCCGTAAACTCATCGTGGACTGTTACTATAAATTCGTGTTGGCATGTTGCTGTTTTTTGAATTGCCTTTGCGAGTTCTATTCCGCAAGTTTCTAAGTTTATCATTTTGTTTTTCCTCAAATACCTTATAGTAATACTATAATATAAACATTGTTATAGTAAAACTATAAGACACTAAGATGTACGTAGTAGGTAACGCAGTAGGTAAACACCCTGCAATAGGTAACATAGTAGGTAAACCCAAAATGGCTACAGAATAGCTATTTTATAGCTACATAAAAGGGTAAAAGGGTATACACCGATGCATGCACCGATGTACGTAGTAAATAGCTTTCGCTGAAACTTAGTTAATGAATGTCTAAAAAACGTACAGGGCCTAGGCGCTTCATTTTAGGCTTATTTCGGGCTTTCTAGGCCTTATAGAAGAAAAACTCGTACAGGGCCTAGGATGCACGTGGTAAAAAAGAGTTTAAAAAAAGAAAGATAGAAAAAGAATTAGATGGGTATCAGTCTAAGTGTTTACCGCAGTAATTATTATGTTGAAGCTGAAGTTTGTTCCTGCAGGCGCGTCAGAGGCTGCGGTCAAAATTAAACTGATTTTCTGCATTGCTCCCGGCTGTATTGTTGCGCCGTTGTAGTCCCAACTTAACGTTAGGCTGCTTGCTATTGAGGCTGGAGTCCAGCCGCTTGTGTTCAAGCTCAGCACTATAGGCACGTTGCTTGTGCTCTTCGCGTAGACTGCGACTGTTACGCTGCCTCCCGGCGGAATGTTTCCCCAGTTAACGTTTGTGATGCTAACTTGTCCTGCTTGGTCACTGTAGAAGCTGATGCCTACGCCTGTTAGGCTTCCTGAAGCAGTGATGTTGACGGTGTATGTGACGGCTGCGTATGCGCTTGCGCCCAGAATCGCCGCGATTAAGATTATGATGCCAATGGCTTCGATGATTTTTCGCTCAGCGCTTTTAATCGTTGCTGTTGATGGCAGTTTTAGTGTTGTTTTTAAAGATTCGATTTGGTTAAGGTAGTAGGTTAAGGGCGTGTTGATTAAGGCGTTAGCTGCGAAGCCGATGGCTGCTGAAGCAACGATTAGAAACGGCAGAATATTGTCAGGCACCATTTGATTGCTGAGGACAAAAGGAACCGCTATGACTGAAAGAAGCATCGCAATCAACATGCTAAACAAGTAGCTTTTATTAAAAGCGGTGCCTGCCTCTTTGATTTTCTTCCACAGCCAATTCCACAGGGTAAACGCTAATGAACCGAATATTAAGCTGACAAGCATCCAAATGACAGATGTGTTCAAACTGTTTTCACCTCCAAGTATAGTTTTCAATGTGAGTTGGAAAAAAATGCGAAAAACGTTAAACGTAAAGAAGGCGGAATTCCGCCCAAAAGCATCCCCTTTTACTTGGGAATTTGCGAAGCTTTAAACTGATAGTTGTCTATTGCGCTGCAAATGCCTTTTGCGACTAGTGCAACCGCTCCGATTATAGCTGCTAATTCAGGTTTTCCCATTGTCGTCGCAAAAACCGCGACGCTGCCGCCGACCGCGAGTATCAAGTTTCCTAAGTCGCTCCAATCAATTTTAACCATGTATTTCACCTCGGTTTAATCGGTTTTTTCATTAAAAAAACGTGATTACGCGCCCTTCACCGTTACAGTGAAGTATCGAATCGTCATTTTCGGGCTGTACCATACTTCCACACTTTCCACATACACGGTTTGACCATTAGGCACAAGATATTTGGTTAAGTTAACGTACTCGAAGGCTACGGCGGCACCGTCGACCACATGGGTTTTCAAGTGTTTAGCAATACTGCTCGTCCACGGAACCGCAACGGCGTCCTCGAAACAGGTAAACGTCCAACCCCTCATATTTCCGTAAGACGCATGTTTCCTCCCATATGCCGTAGCGCTCCAGCCGTCCCAGTCAACGCCGATAAAAGCGTTATCGATGGCGAAACTGCCGTCCTGAATAGTTATGTCGTAGCCGTCGATTTTTGAAGTGATAGTCATTTTTTGCTTTACGCCGCCCTCAAAGACAAGTCGAAGTAACGGGTTTTCAGGTTGCTTGAGTACCGCACATTCACCGAGTTAACGTAGACTGTTTGCCCTACTGGAACCGAATGTTTCGTTGGCACGTCAAAGACGAAGGCTACAGCCGCGCCGTCTGCAATATGCGTTAACAGGTGAAAGGGTGCGCTGTCAACCCACGCTACGGCACTCGCGTCTTCAATCGCGGTCAGCGTCCACGATTCAACGTTCCCGTAGCTTTTATGCTGCAATTTGATGGCTCCGCCGCTCCAAATATATTGGTCAACTCCGCTATACGCGGTTTTCTCGCGGAAACTGCCCTGCTGGATCGTTAAGGCGTAGGCGTCAACGCTGACGACGCTGGATACGCCATAGAAGCTCCAATATTGAGGAACCCAATAGTTTTCGCTAAAGAAGGCTGTTGGAAAGTAACCAGCAGTTAACAGAGCCATTGCTAAGTCACGTCTAACGTTACTGCTGTGCGGTTTCCGTTCGCGTCCACTGTCGCGGTCACGCGGTTTTTAGCGTCTGCGCTGTCCCTGAAATGCACGGTGGCTGAGCCGCCGCCGTTTGATTTACCCGCGAGAACCCCGATTAAGAGTTTCTGGGCTTGCCGAGACGTGAGTGATCCGTCAACTACTTCATCGTGGACTGCGTCTGCTATTGCTGCTAAGGTTAAGGTGTCGGTTATGGCTTTTATGGCTGGAATAGTTGTATCCAAAGCTGTTGTTATGTCGGCAGGTATCAAATCAGTTTTAGCCTTTATCGCAGCAACTTCCGTATCGATGTAACTTGCGATTAAGTCTAAAGTTGTGCTGATCGTGTAGAAGACGAGGACTGTGGTTTTAGCTCCTGTAGTGGTTGTCTTACTTTGGATTGCGATTACGTCGCCGTTTGTTTCCGCCGCTAACAAGTCAATGTAGTAAACGCCGCTGGCGGTTGCCAACTCGTGAATTTCATCGCTACAATTACTGAATGAGCCGCCGTCTATACTGTACTCTGTATCAGGATCGGCTGCACCTGTGACTGGACTACCTGTGCTATCTAAGATTGGAAACACTATTCTTTGAGCTGTATTTTTTTTCATCGGATTATACGAAGTCATTTTTTTATAATCTCCTTACTGTGAAAGGAATGAATTTACGAGTTTGACATTTTTTGCATTGCCGCGTCCAACTGTTCATTCCAGCGACTTGTTGAACTCGGCTAACGTAAGGTTGATCTGCCGCTGTTGCCGCTTTGAAAGTGGCGATGCAACCAGCCCAAGGGTCAGTGCCCACGGTAATAGTTGTTCCTGAACTTGCTGTTCCAGTAGCATCCGCAATATACTCCAAAAAAGCAACTGTGCAATCACCTAACCCAGACGAGGCTCCATCAAGCAAGGTAAAACCATTCAAAGGTGTAGTTTGAGGATAACTTCCCCAATATGCACCAGCACTTACACAGCCTATCCATAGTTCATTTGCTTGCGTAGTTGTAATAGTCGTACCTGTTAAGCCCGAAGATGTCATATCACCAGTAGCAGCAGTCTTATCAAGAAAACCTGTCGTGTCTAAACCCGAATACTCTACAACATCAGCTATACAACCAAAATAGGAAGTTGCCCCCGAAAGAGTAACTGTTACGGTTGTTGATGCACTTCCAGTAACTACGCCAACCCATATTTCAGCATCTTGTCCATAAGTCGCATACATATATTGAGATTGAATTTGTTTAGTCCATGCAACATTAGTTTCTGTTATATGGTCTATAGAAATATAGGCAGAACCACCGATCATACTGCCAAAACAAAGAATGAGAAGATTACCAGATACAGGTGCTTGTTGAAGGATAACTGTTAATGTTGAATCTCCATTGATTGCTTTTCCCCTTGCGTAACCATTAGTGCCTTGAGAAACCCGCGCAATCGTGAAATATTGATTTAAATACTTCTGTTCCGACTCGCTAAAATGCGGAAAAAGATATGTATGCACATAGTCATGGAGAACTTGAGTGGCTATTCCGTTGCGGACATCTTTTAGTAGTTTTAATGGAACTTTAACCGCGAAAGGATATTTCTCACCGCAAAAAGGACAAAGACGCCTTTTATAAGGAACCCGTTTTTTGCATCTGGGACAAATATACACTTTTCTTCCGTGTAAATGAGCTAAACTTAAATGCTTTATCCGCTCCAAATTAACCTGCTTTTTAGAAAGAACAGTTGTTACTGTCATTTTGTATCTACTCCTATTTGGTTTATGCAGCCGCCCCAACCATACGCGAAAACGCTTACGGAAGCCACATCTGGAATTTCAAACGTGAAGGCGCAAGCGAGAACGCCCGTTCCCGACGGGTAATAATAGTAGTCTGACGCGTCGCCGAAGCTTACTGCTCGTTTTTTGCCAATTAAAAAGTATTTTGTGGGGTCAAGAAACAAGGGTTCAAGGTTGCAGTAAAGGGTACTTCCCTGCGGAAAAGTTAAAGCAACTGGAAACAGGGACGCCGTAATTGCTCCGCCAATCGGCATTATCCACGGGCAAGCCACTACGGAAACGTTAACTACACTAGCTGCGTTGGTTTTTTCAATAGTAATTGAATAGTTCGTTCCAGCGGCTCCCTGAAAAATGTACATTCCACTTGCTCCGTTTAAAGCGCCCGCGTCTGAGTCTTGAAAACGAGAAGTCCAGGTTTGTGCCGCAGTATTCACTTTAATTCTCACGCCATTAGTAAGAGTTTCACCTGCACTCTCCATGTTTGTCACCTCACCAGGCGTAGACGCGCCAACTTGAACGTATATTGTGGAGTACGCTATCGGTCCGATTGGAGTTCCACGGACAACTGTACTAGTAGGCAACGCTGTCGTGTAAGGCGCAGCCATCGCGCCTGTTAAATCGATGAAGCTGCATTTGCCAATCTGAAAATTCTCGAAGTAAACAAGCGTTCCCGCAGAACATACGCCTTCAAAAAGAACATCATAGTCTCCAGCGGTTAAATAGAGTATTCCAGCGTAAGTTACCGAGGCGCCTGCACCGAGCGTTACGGCGGCTCCTGTAGCAAAGAAAACATTGCCGCCAACCTTCATCCGCACCTGAAACGTTCTGGATACGCTGTCAGCGTTTCTCACGGAGAAAGTGTACACGACTAATCCGGCAATACTTGCACAGTAAGCACTAAATATTGACCCATAGGAGGATGTTGGAAAAGGGTAGTGAGAAGCAACGTTCCAATAATTGACTTCACTCGCCAATATTCTTTCCTGCTCAATTAATAATACCATTTTAGAATCTACTGCTCCCTAACTTTATTTTTCTCTGCGTTGCTGGAGCACTTGAACTGGTTGCTTCAACAACAACGTTCCTGAGTTCTTCGCGGAGAACCGCGAGGGTTCTCTGGTCCACGCTTCCCTCAACATTGATTATCACTGAAAAGCCTGAAAAGTCATATGTAACTGAACCGTAGTCTCCGCCTCTGCCAAGCGGAATAACAGCTTCAGGACCTGCTTCGCCAATCAACGCCAGCGTTGGCTGAGTTACGATTCCGCCGTACTGCATCGCGTTCGCAGCGTTCAGCTCGTTTCGGCAAGCAGGGTATGCTGCGTTGTAAAATGCCTGCGAGATTTCCCCGCTGTACAGTTGACTGGACAGTAGCGCGAGTTGCTTCAGTGCCGCTGCTATTGCCGCCTGTTTCACTGTTGGATCAGTAATAGGAACCCAATCAGATGAAGGATTAGTAGCGGTAGAAATGGACGGTAATGAAGGAGTCGCCGTTGAAGGAGTCGCCGTTGAAGGAGTCGCCGTGATTAATGCCAAGTTTGCCATGTGCGCCTTCGCGGCTGTTTCGTTCTCGGTGTAAGCAGTTGCAAGGTCAGCGTTCTTCTGGTTCTCGCTACTGGTGATTGCGTCTGCTAAAGTCTGCGCTAAACCTGCAAGAGTAGCATTTAAAGTTTGAAGCCCAGTCGTGGTTATCGTTGCATAAGTGGCTGCGGCATTTGTTAAATCCGTGTTTCTCTGGGTTTCAATCCCAATGATCTTGTCTGCCAATGCTTGCGCGTCAGTCGTCGTTATCTTCGTATATTGAGTTTGAGCATCCAGTAAATCAGCGTTCTTCCGATTTTCGAGCGTACCGATTATCTGAGCTTCACCCTCCTTTATCGCTTTAAGCTTGAAGGTTCTGGCAGCCTCGATTGGCATAACATCATCAGTTTGCGTCTTTTCAGCTTCAAGCTCCTGCAGGCGATAATGGTCACTTACGTCGCTACGCTTGCCATTGTACGTTGAATTTATGGTATTAAGTTGCGTCTGGTAATCTTTGTCGTTGATGAGACCTTTGTCGTGCGCGTCTTCCAGGGCTGTTTTCTGCAGTAACATTTTCAGCTCGAGGTCGTCTAGGTCAGCTTGCCGCGCGGCTCGAATATTGTTTAAACCCGTCATGGTTGACGCAACTAAATCGTCGTAGAACGCGTTTGCATCGCTGATTTGCTGATTGTACGCTGTTTGCGTGTCGCTGATTTGCTGGTTGTAATGCGTCGTTATGGCTTGGTCAACTTGGTCTAACTCAGTGTTGCTGATTCCAAGTTTAGTATTCCAGAAAGACGTGAAATCTGTTAGTTCTTGAGCGTACCCAGCATTTAACGCGTCTGTTTGCAGCTGAGTAGCGGTTTGAACAGCAGTGATTTGTTTATCATAGTAACTGTTAATTTCAGTGGTTACTGTTGTTAATTCCGTAGTTTGAAGCCCAAGCATCTGACTCCAGTAAGATGTGAAGTCCGTTAGTTCCTGAGCGTAAGCAGTATTAGCGGTAGCTATTTGCGCATCATAGTAACTGTTGATTCCGCCCTCTACCTTTGTTAACTCGTTGGTTTGCAACCCCAGTTTTGTAGTCCAATAACTTGAAAAATCAGTGAGTTGCTGCGCATACGCGGCGTTTGCGGCAGTGACCTCAGCTGCGTTAGCTGTAGTAGCAGCGGTTTCTTGAGCAGTATAGTAAGTGTTAATTTCAGACTGAATCGTTTCCAAGGCAGTTTTAGTTACGCCCAGCTTCGCATCCCAAGAAGCCTTTAATTCCGTCTGTTCCGTCGTGTAAAGCGTGTTTTCAGCAGTGATCTGTGTCGCCATTGTCGTTTGAACTGCGAGAAGACTAGCAGTTAAACCGCTTGTGCCACTCGCAAGATCCGCGGTCGCCGTTGATGCTGTTCCGTACGCTGCAGTCATTGCGTCGGTAACAGTGGTGATTGATGCTTCTGAATAGTTTAATTTAACCATTAAGTCAGCAGCTTCAGACACAGTAAGATTAGCTGCCGTGAACTTTGAAACTAACTCGTCCATGGTAGGCATTGAATTATCGATGCCGAGAGTAGCCATTAACGTGTCCGCTGCGTATCGAGCGATGCTTCCGCCAAGTATATTAAAGCCCATGGTCGCTGTGTCATTTACAGCGTTAGTTCTGAAGCCCGCTGCTTCATATTCAGCTTGTTTAGTGTTGGCGTACTGGTAACTTAATACCAGTAAAGCGATTCCTGCTACGACACCGCCGATACCCACGGCGAGACCAGACATGGAACCTGAACTCGTAGTCGCAGAAGCGCTAAGAGTGTCCTGCTCAGCCGCTGCTTCAGCAGCAGACGTTTTCCAGTTCTCGTACATCGAATAAACTTTTGAGCCGATAGCCATTAAACTCGGAATAACCGTTAAGGAGGCATAAATCATTGAGTTCGTGAGGTTTCTCTGCGCCATATCAACGCGTTCATTCGCAACGGTCAAAGAGTCCTGCGCAGTTGAGAGTTTAGCCGCCGCATCTATCGTTTGCTGCGCGTACGGCCCATACTGCGCGAGGTCTTCGTTGTAAGTTTCCTGTGCTGAAGTGAGCGAGTTCGTGCTTTTCTGAACCAGCAAGTTAGCGCGGTCAAGCATGACCTGGCTGTTTTCGATTCGTTCAAAAGCCATAAATAACGTGGCGCCTGATAAGGCGAGGTTGTTTACGCTTAAGACTTGGCTGCTGAAGCTTTCCGTTGTGCTCTTGACTGACGTATTCACGTTGGCGTACTGCGCGTTAATCTCGTTAACTTGGCTGCTCGCGCTCTCGTACGCGTTGCCCATGCTGTTTGTCGATGTAGTGACTTGCTGAGTGACTGTGTCAACTTGGCTTAAACTAGAGCTTACGCTCGCTATAACGCTGCTTGCAGAATCGTAAGCGTTTAAGTAAATACTTATTTCCGTTTCACTCATTTTTTAGCCTCTTTGCTGCTTCCAGTACCAAATTAACCAGGCTTCTAAATAGCGAATTTGAAAAGGAGTAAGCGATCCGATGTACTCAAGCGAGTAGCCGAATTCATGCGCGATCAAACCGAAGTTTTGGGCTTCAACGCTGACTCCGACCCAGTCGGCGAGGTCTTCGGTGCCTGCGCGGGTTTCTTGGGAAAAAAACTGCCTTCCCCCTGCAGCTTCACTAGCAACTTCACAACCACCTCATACGGCATCGCGCAAATGTCATCCGCTGTAAGACCAGGGTTCGCTGGAGCAAGCTGCTTGAGGAGGATTTGCACACTTCGCTCGCGGTCACTCATTGGCTTTTCGCCTATCGCGTTGAGGTCAGCGTAACTTAAGTAGACGTAACGTACAGTTCCTAAGTCCTCGATGTAGACTTCGTTAATTTGCTTGGCTTTGCGCACGATGTCTTTCGGGTCGAAAACCATTGCTCGCTTAAGCTTTTCCTCTGTGTACTCGTTAAGTGCATCCTGCATTTCAGTGACTTTATTCCAGTCGACTTCTTCTTGTGTTTCACTCAAATTCAATCACCTCTCAAAGAGCAAATTACTTTATTGTTTACTTGAAAAACTGGAAAAAAACAAAGGGAAAAAAAGGTTAGTTTAGGCTGTTCCGACTGTGAATGTGTTGCCTTCGCCTGCGACATCTTCGAGTACAGCGCCTTTCTGAGTTGCTTTGAAAGTGTACTTTGAGAAAACCACGTTGCCTATTGTGTATATCGTGTGTCCCGTTGGAGTTGTGCCTGTCGGGTAAATTATGACCGTTACAGGGGTGCCTGCCAAAATCAAACTTGCGTATACGCCATCAATGAACAGTTTTGAGCATGCGACTTTGAAAGTTTGATTGCCTTGAGCTAGAAGCGCTGGAGTCTGACCGGACATCGTGTACTCCTTGATAAGATCAGCGGTAATGTCGCAGCTCATGTCCGTGGTGCTGCCTATAGTTACGCTTCCCTGCTTGATGACTGCTAAACGACCGATGACTGGTACAGTGTTATCTGTCATGTTTCTTTCACCTCTATTAAAGTTGATTACTTGAAGAGTTTCTTTCCGAATTTGAATTGAGTCTTACTCCAAACCGTGCCCGCAAAATCGACGTTAAGGAAGTCTCGCCGGTACTCGTCGAAAAGATCGATTGGCACGCCATCTTTCAAAGGCACTTGCCACTGGCGGTAAATGCTCGCCATCGTTTCCTCATAATCAAGAGTGCTTAACTCAGCTTGCACCTTATCATTTGCCAACAGCAACGCAAGCCCAAGCCAACTTCTGTAATAACGATCCATCTCACCAAGATACGTGAGCAGTTTCTCACTGAACTCTAAAACATGCAGAAAATTACGGTCCTTCAATAAGGCGATTTTTTGTCCAGGTACATCGTCGAATGTGCCGCAGTAAGTTTCAACACTGAAGGCCTTATACATATTCTTGTAAATTTCAGCGAGCGCCTTCGTCTGCGGTTGCGTCGGTTCTGTACGTGGAATCATGCGGTTTAAAACGCGCACAGCCAAGTTCACGAAACGCTTAACCAAATGAAGCCGCAACCACTTATCCATTTATCAGCCTTCCGTAGCGTTCCCCATAACTTCATCCAGAACCCGCAACGCAATCCTTCCTGACTCGTCTCTTGTTTCAACCGCCGTTGTCTGCACAAACGGGTTCGGCTGGGTCCCAGGATGATGCACGTGCATCGTGAAAACCATTCCGCCCAGCATGCCAGACGCAAACGCGAGGCAACGCGCATTAACAGGATAAATCTCATGTGGACGCGTGCCTTTTTCAACGTAAATCGCGTATGGCGCCAAAGGCTTAATCGACGCTGAGCCCTCACTAACCTGCTTCACAATGCTCATAGCCAGATAACCCGTGCGCCAAGGAGCGTTACCGTACATCTGGTTAAAAGCGAAGTCCGCCGTCGCCTCAACAATCGGCTGAATGATGTCGCTGCCGAACCTGTCCGCTAAAAGCTTCAAGTTTATGCCTCTGCGGGCGACAGTTACAGAAAGTTGCACATAGCCACCCCACGCGTTAAGGCGTATAAAGTAAGTCAGCGGTAAAGGAAACTTGGCCGCCGTAGAGCAGTCGGTCTTTTTCCTGTTCTTTGAAATGGATCTCGCCCGGGTAGAATCCTGTTGGCGTAACATCCATAACTGTGCCGCCTAATGATCTGTCAGCCAGTATTGCGTCGACGACGTCGGCCATAACTGGGATAATGTCCACAAACCAGTCGGATGGCGTGTAATCTCTGATTACGAGGATGACGCTGAAGTTGATTTTCACGCCCAAGGTGCAGCCCTGCGTTGCTTGATTTATCGGTGCTTCCTCAGGGTTGATGATTGCTTTCGGCAAATCGCCAAGCGTGAATTGTTCGCCTAAAATAACTGTTTTCAATGAGGCCACGCCTGACGCTGGTACGGCTGGCACTGCAGGAACCTCGGGAATTCCATCGTGAGCAGGAACCGCAGGCACCATGGGCACAGCAGGCACATACTCAAGAATCGCTTTAATTGCTGTGAACACAGCTTGATATTTAGTTAGAAAGCCCATTTAACTTCGCTACCTCCTAAGATGTGTCTTGTCCTAGTGCGATTGGCAAATCCTTAGAAGTCTGTGTGCTTTCGATGTAAGCGTTCAAGAATTTTTCGGCTTCAGACCAGAAGGCTTCGGCTCCTGTGGGGTCGCGTCTGTGGCGGAAAACCCAAGCGCAATAGTAATCAGCGGCGTCAATGACGTTTTGCGGAGTAGCGCTTGGCACGGTTAAGCCTATTTTGCTGAGTTTTCCATCCACTAAAGCGTCCGCGCTTGTGATGCACGATGCGATTTCCGCGGCGTATTTGGTTTCTGCCGTAGGAATCTCAAGAATAATTTTTATTGTTGCTGCGTCACCATACGACAAGTTTTTCAACCTTCTATAATCCTAAACTTTTGTAATTGTTCAAATCTATCGCATCCATTTACAAACCGTCGCCACACACATTCGCGGGCGATCCTCGTAAATTAAGCAAGCTGGTTTTCCATCGTCATCCACGCTTAGAAACGGGCACATGTGAACAGTTGGGTTCTCCATCATTAACTTTATCCAATGGAGCGGTAATTCAAAATCCAAGTAGAACCTTTCCCAATTTATATCCGGTCGTGTGGTAATGCAGCAGTACCAGCAACGAACGCATTTGCCAGAATAAGGCATCTGTAATCACTTTCAACTTCCAAAATGCTTACATATCACGAAGCCGTCAACTGCACCGAGAAAACCTTTCTTAACGATGTCACGCCAAAAAAACACATCGTGACTGGCATGAGATAAATCAAGGATGAATCGGATACCGCTTTCAAAAACGGCGCGTTTAATGAGGATGCATCCTGTACCCGTAAATAATAGCGGATTAGTAGATGTCCATAGAACCTTGTTTTCTACGTCTTGCATATGCAAGTTAATCTGCGCTAACGTATCCGCATTTTCAAATGTTGAGACGCAAACCACATCTTTTAGGGCTTTCTGCAAAACGGGGTCAGCGTATTCGTGGACGGGAACAACTGCCGCCGCGACGTCAGCGCTTTGGCTTAAAAGATGATTAAAAGCGTTTTCTGGCGGAACCACGTCTGACTCGATAATCCACACGTAGTCATATTTTTCCGCAACTACTCGGTCAGCAATTTGGTTCCATGCGTCAACAACGAAGCCCCAACCGTCGTTGTTAGCTTCACCAACAAAGAGGTCATGCGGAACATCCTTTAAATTCGCGTCTATCGCTTCTAAAATTTCCTTTTGGAAAGGCAAATGTTCCGTGGCAGTTGCAGGTACAGCTACCAGAACCTTAATTTTAGGAGTAACTGGAACTTCAATTATCTTTGGGTTTGCAGATTCTATTTCCAAGCTTTTGCTCTTATTTCGTGGTACACATATTCCTCCTCATACTTTGAGAACTGAGACAGTTTTTCTCGGAGCAGTTTCGGCGTGTAGCCGCTGCGGTGAGTTTGCCAGATACTCTGGTCTTGAGCTCCATAAGCGTTAGTCATGCCATACATCAATGTGAAAGGGCTTGTTTTTTCAAGCGGGTGATCTTCAACAGTTAAGATAAGTTGCGCAATCCAAAGCATATTCGGAACGTTAACACGTAGCAGCCCGCCCGTTTTTAATACGCGGTGGATTTCACTGATTAATTTTGCGCCGTCGCTGTAATAGAGATGTTCAAGTACGTGGCTTAACAAAACTTCCTCTGCACACTCCGACGGGAAAGGCAAAGGTTCTCTTAAGTCATGGTAAACGTCAGCTTTAAACTCGGGGTTAACCTCAACATTCACGTAGTCGCCGAGGTAGATGCTGTTGCATCCGAGATTAAGCTTCAAAGTTATTACCTTAAACAAAAAAAGAAAAAAGGAAGGATTTTGTGCTTCTTAACTTATGTTAGTTATAGCACATAATGCATTCGGGTCGTAAACCACAGGCAAACCACGTATGTAAACTTTAGCAAACAGGCCTTCGCCTTCACGCACGCTCTGCAGTTCAGTTTTAACGCGTAGGTCTTCAGCAATGACATACTTGAATGCGCCCACGTTGTTTGCTTTAGAAAGCAACGCTGTACCCACTGTTAGAACTTCAGTTTCATATATTTGTCCGCCAATGCGTTTTTGAACCCACTCGCCATACGTGCCAGGGCCTGCTCCACTATTGGTTAGTATAGACAGGTATCCTGCAGCTTCAGCTTCAATGGTTAAGTCGTAGGGTCCGTTTATGTGGTCTGCTTTCATTAGCGCTATAGCTGCGTTTATGCTTGTGATGATGGTTGCGGGCGTTGCCCAGTCATAGTCGGTTGTGTCTTTATTTCCGTTTGCGACTGCTTCATTGTAGAGGCCGTTAATTGCGACGCCATCAGTTGTAGCTGTTCCCTGTAGCAGCATTTTGTCTTCAAGTAACCCCACTCTATACGTCAACGAATCAATCGTGGACGTATCTAATGGCGCTCCGCTGGTACGGCTTGCATCTAAGTCTGCTTTCATGATAACGGTTTCTTTGTGCAGGGTTGGGATGTTTACGCTTGTACGTCCAGCACTGATTAGGTCAAGGCTTTCAGCGCCAGGGTACTTAGGGTCGATACGTGCATTGCTGACTTCGGTCAATTTATCGTAACTGTAGGTTTGCATTGTTTCAGGGATGAATTGAACTGCTGTGCCGAATAGTTTTCTACCAATGAATTCGCGTCTCGCAATAGCTAACATGCTTGGAAGCACGTACGCGCCTTGCTCTGCCTGCAATGGTTCGTCTCTTCCAACAAATCTTAAAGGTTTCATAGTCAAGTCTCCTAAATTAGTAGTTTAGCCATGATCCATGCGCCTGCGATGTCGTAAACTTGCACTGATTCCATAGCTTCAGCGATGGGTAAGCCTTCTGTTGGAATTGAGCCTGGAATGGTTGGTTCTGCACCTGTGCTTAAGACCGCTACTGAACCTGTGCCGATGGTTGCGGCAGTTGCTTTAGTAGCGTAACCTGTGGCTCCTGGAACAAGTTTATCGCCTGTAATGATAGTTTGTGCTGTTGCATCTAGCTGAATCATCACAACTACGCCTGGGCCAGATAACACAGCTATTTGGTCACTGGTCTGATAGATGGTTGCTCTGGTTGCTGGACGATATTTCTTTGGGGAATGTTCGTAGCCTGCGACTCCCATGCATTTTCCTGATGCGCCGCAGTTTGTTACGTCATGGTCAGTTGTGCCTTTAGCGACTAATCTGCCTGCATACATGTAAGTGGCTGTTTCGACGTTAAAATAACGGACTTGTGGTATGCCTTGGACCACGATTGCGTTGGTTGGTTGAGGACCTGAGCCGCCATCTGCGGTTGCTGAACCATAAACTGTTGGTGTAGTCATGGCATTCCACCCTCCCATTTCTTGCTTTCAGAATTGAAGAATCCGACTGTTCCCGGTGGTTTCTCTTTTTGCGCATTTATTTCTGCTTGTCGCATAAGACTTATGGCGCTTGGCGGCGTGATTGTCACTGCTAACTCTGCCATACGGTTAATAGTTTCTGTGTCTGTGTCTTTGAGGCTTTCCTTGGTGATTTTGCTTTTTGAAAGCGAAACAACAAGGTCTATGGCTGCTTCTCGGTCTGCTTTGTCAATGCTGTCTTTCTCAGTTTTTATGCGGTTTAACAGGAATTCTGCGTCATGAAGCGATTCTTCTAGGTGCTGTATTTTCGCGTCTTTCATTTGGGATTGCGATAGAACTTCTCGGTATTTTTCGATTGGCACTGTGGTTTTATCTTCTATTTGTGACATTTGTTTTTTCATTCTCCTAATTTGTTTAATTTTGTCCCTTCCTTCTTTAGTCACGGCTCCGGTTGCGTGAACAGCGCGGTTTAGTCTCTGCGCTGACGCTGAGAATCACTTTTGGTGAATATGAAAAATTTAGAAAAGCGGAGAAAGCTCTTTAACTAAAGCGTTCACTCGACTAATCAACATAGCCGAATCGTCAGTACCATCGTCTTGTGCATCTGCAACTGCGTGCCCATGCTCTTTCATGGCTGCTTTGATTTCGCTTGTAATCTTCTTCTGTTCTTCAGCGCTGTACTGGGTTTGGTTTTTAGGTTGGTTCCAGTACGCCCAAGCCGCAACCACATGAGATGCGTCAATCGGGTAACGGTAATTCACTGGGTCAGCGAATTCTTTGTCAGGGATGCTACTGTACTCTGTGGGTTTAGTGACGTTGCCGCCTTCCTTTATGGCGATTCCGTACTTGCTTGAGCGTTCCGCCTGCAGTTCCTTGTCTGTTGGCGGTGCATCACTGAGAGCGAGTAGCGCGTCGACTACGCTGTAAACTTTAATGAGTCGCTTGCCCGCTTCCAACGCGCCTAACTCATTAAGTTTCTTGCAGACTGGGCACTTCTCCGTTTCAATGATATTTTCTGCACTGTCTTGCTTGTGCTTGTCAAACCACGCTTTCGCCTGTGCCATATCAAACTTGGATTTGTCAAAAAGAAAACTCTGCACTTGAGTGCCAACCGCGCATTTACCACCCGCAAATTGACCTTTCGGGCAACCAGTAACCGCTTGTATTCCGACAGTGATATCGATGGTTCTGAAACTGTCAGGGTCAAAACTGTTTTTGTCGCCGTGACCGCTGCGGATAGTTTCAGGATTTTCTTCCCACATATCCTGCAATGGTTCATCTGCGGAATCCACGTTTATACCGCATAAAGGCGAAGGACACCTACCCTTCTCGATTGGAGCTGCCAAGTGATTAGCATAAATTCGAGTTTGCGCTATATCATAGTGTTGCCCTTGCCACTCTCCAGGCGTCGGATCATTGAAACATGAGAAGCCGATACTGTTGTCTTTCAAGGTGCCAGTTCTGATTGATGCTGCGATTTCTTCAGTGATAGGTTTGTATGTTCCCGCTTTAACTTCGGGTGCGTTGTCTCGATAGAACCATAAGTCGCCATCTACGCCGCGCCTGCAAGGACGCTTTGTCTTTGGTTCCAGGAGGTCTTTTCTAAATGTGGGATTTTCCACACGTCCATTTACTTCGTAGCGGTCTTCGATGTAACTGCCTTTGGGGTGGCTCAATGTTTTTATTGGGATTCCTCTGAATGTGAAAACTGCCTTTTCAAGTTCATCAGCAGATTTATAGTGCCGCTCAATTTTTCCTGTTTGCTGATTTCTATAGGGCTGAACTATCTCTGAAGCTAATACTGCATGGACAACTAAGTATTGGTCGTCGTCCCTGATTACTTTGGCATCTTCAAAAGTTGCGAAGTCTTGAACTTGTACTCTACTCATTTTTTCCATTTTTTAGGTCACCGTGAATTTGTGATTGCTTAACCCTTAACAAAAAGTTTGTAAGGGTGATCACCCCTAATATAAATTATGAGTTACAATGAGCAAGCCCAATCCTACCATGAAGCTTCTTAAAGACTACGATTTAACAGATTGGACGCTCAGTATTGGATTCGACGCTTGGAACGGCAAATTTTCTTTTCCTGCCACTAATCCAGCAAACCCCAGAACGCTGCAAACGCCTCATCAGGATTAGGCGCTGCGCCAATCCGCTCCACATCATACGTGTGAATACACCACGGATGACGGGGCAAATCAGGCATGAACTGTCCCCGATGGTAAGTTTGTCCAACATGCATTGCGCACCACGCGCAAGACGTAGCGGTTATGTCGCCACTTATTGTGAAGTCAGTAGCTCCAACAGCTGTCGCATAAACTTTAACGGCGTTATTGTATGTGCCTAGTTGGATTTGGTCGCCTAAGAGTCCGATGCGTTCAAGTAAGCCTTTCTCGCTATTCCAGAAGTTGCCAGGTTCATAACTCATTTGATTATCGCTTCTTGCTTGTGTGAAGGTCAAGCGCTTTATTTGGATAGTGGTTATGCCGCCCTCGTAAGCGCTAACGCTTAAAGTTGTTGTATCTGCAGGATTTGCTTTTTTAAACCATCTCATTTTACTTGTTCGCCGTTACCGTGAAATCCATGGATTTTTGCGCTTTTGGACAGAGTAATATACCCCAGCATTTTTCGCAGGAGTCAATTCCATGAACGTATTTGGCGAGGTAACACGCATCAGTCAATCAGGACCACTTTCGCCTGCAACGGTAACACCGCTTCAAAACCTTGTTTATGGCAAACATGTTTGCATGCACGTAACCGCACGCTGAGCAAGTGTAGTCCTTCAAGGTTTTTCCAACCTTGTTCTTTCTTTCACTCATATTTTAGCCTCAAGAAATAACCGTAATCAAGGCTGAGTCTTCTTAGCAAGCTTTTCTGCTTCAGCCAAAATACCCATGAAATCTTTAGTGAACCGCGTTTTCTGGTCTGTGAATCCTTGCTCTTGCTCTGGGCTTATGGATAGAGTGGGATTCTGGAATTTACCGCGTACATGCTCAAGCGCTCGCTCTTTTTCAGTGTTATTGTAGAACTCTATCAGCGCCATGCCCTGACCGACTGCTATGTCGTGGCTCATGTGACCTAAGAAGACTTGCTTCAGAATCGGCTTCAGCAAGTTACGCATTGTCGGCAACTGCGACTCATCACTATCCACATCCAGTTTTCCAATGGGATTTGACGCGGTGATTCCTGACGGGTTACTGGGAAACTGACTGCTAGACTGCTTCACAAGCGATAAGACGACTTCGCCTTCCCCAAGAGGCAACGGGAGTAAATTGTTGTCGCCCCTTACCTCATCAATCGTTTTGTATTGGAGACGTGTCTGGTTAGCCTGCTCGTTAATCAAGTCAGCTTTGGCTTCGTCAACCGCGTTAAGTTCGAAAGCGTTATTCCACACAATCTCGTAATCGATTGTTTGCGGTTCAGGTTGGTCTTTCACGACGGATGGTACCGCTTTATGAAGTATTCGCCTAAGTACGGAACCCATAGAGCGTGGTTTAGCGTCTATCTGCAATGTCTGCGTCATAGAATTAGAGGGAGAATTATAACCTGTTTGGATTCCTGTGACGTCGGTTTGGTTGAGAACTTGATCTATGACCCAGCGGTTACAATCTTCAAGTTTACTTTGCTCGCCACTTATTTGCTTGTAGAATTGCTGATCATTCTTTTCGCTGCCGGTTAATGCGCCTGCTTCCGCGCCCTCCAAAACAGATTTAGGGTAGCCTGTGGCCTTCGAAATCTGCTTTGTATTCGTGTCAAAGAACGGTTCAGGATTAAGTGCTGCGCCTTGTGCGCCTTTAAAATCGAACTCCATGCCCTCAAGAATACAGATGCTTGTGCGGTGGGTTATGTTGCTCCATTCCTTGCTGTTCGCCCACGCCGTTAACTTCTCTTTTGTGGTTGGGACACCAGCGATTTCTTTGGGAAACTTGATTACTGCGAAGCCGCCGCCCGCCCTGTAAATCCATTGACCCACGCCCCACCGTATGTTACGGCCGCATGTTAGGTCATCCCAAATCAAGTCAAGAACACTGGTGCCGTTAGTGCGTGTTTGCAACTCAAAGCAGCGGGTCCAGTGAACCTTGAAGCTTTGCGTTCCATTATTCACTTGGTAAGTTAAGGGTAAACCGTAACGAAAACTTGTTGGGTTATCATCTTTCGAAAATATACTGTAACTGATTTTTGGGTACGCTACGAGTTGCTCGAGATCCGCGCCTACGCCTTTCTCATTAGCTAACTCAAGCAGGTTAGCGGCGTCATTGAAAGAGCCAACCAACAACGATTTTCCGTAAAGTCGCTCATACTCAACTAGTTTGCCGAGCACGCGTTTATACTTTAGTTTGCGTAGAAGTTTTTGGATGCTGTTGTCAAGTTCGGGATCAGCGCCTTTTGTGGCTAAATCATTTATGGTGAACCATTTCTCAACGATAGCGACAGCGATACCGTAAATTAGGAATCCCGCGATTGGTTCACGGGTTGCAGCAAATAAGCGGTTTTCATCTGTTATTACTTCTCCGAAATCCGCGCCTAAACTCGTGTCAACCTGAGGGATCCTTATGCTACTGCCGTCCGCATCTTCTTGCTGCGTAGGATACACTACCATGCCGCCGTCTCGCGTAAGCGTAATAGGATTCTCAGGGTTTGCCGCCATCAACATCAATTCTTCATTAATTTTATTTTAGTCTCCGAATACCCATGCGGGTTCAACATCTAACGGGTGATTCTTCAACTGCCATGCCGCTAAAGCCAAAGCAATCACGCAATCATCATGTAATCCTTCAGGCGCATTGTAACTTATCAGGCCTGACGGCGAAAGCTCGTAAGTGAAGGCCTCTAACTCAGACTTTAGCACTTGCAGTTCAGGCGTGAACTCTTTTTTTTCTGGGTCTCCTGGAAACCAGATTTCGCCGTTATCCAGCATGATGCTTAAGTTCTCGATAAGCGCTTTCTTCGTGGGGCTAGTGAATTTGTACCCTTCAACCCTGGGGTATTCGCGTCTGATTTCATCATAAACTGGATCGCCAAGTCCGCTACTATCCACAAGCAAGTAAGCGTCGCCGTAGTTTTGGCAGAACGCGACTGTTCTTTTCCGTTGGAAAGGCCAGTCGATTTGGTTGTATCTGTCGAAGCCGATTAATTCGCCGTTTGCTCTGAGCGCGATGTGAACCGTGAAGTCAACGGTTTTGCCAAAGTCTGTGCCGACGCTTACGACTTCGCCTTTTTGGTAAGGCCTTATGTTCTGTTTGATTTGGCGGTTAATGTTGCGGAAGACTACGCCTTCGCCCTCCAATGTTTCCGCGAAGATTTCCTGGCGCTTAAGCAACTCGGGCATGTCGTTAGCGATTGCGTCTATATTCTGTTTTGGCAGGAAGCCGCCTTGTTCAGTGCTGTTATTGTAGCTGCTAAGTTGCCAGCTTTTATATTCGGTTTCGTTTGGGTCTTGCCCTCGAGTGAAAAGTTTAGTGAACCAGGTTGTTCCATGTGGAGTACCAATAAACAAGGCCCAGCCGTTAAAGTCGATCAGTGAAGGCTTGAGTTCTGCTTCCCACCTGTTCTGCTTCAGGATTGGGGCCTCATCCACTACAAGACCGTGAAGGCCTGATCCTCTTAGGCTGTCTTCGCGGTCGGCGCTATGAAAGAAGATTTTGCTGCCGTTGAAGAGTTCCAGGTACCGGATGGTTTCAGCGTTTTCCAGTTGCTTCCGGATCCACTGTTTAGGCGTGGTGTCCCTGACTGTTTTTGTTGCTGGAATCAGTTCTTTGTAGAGTGGCGCAACCCACCAAAGCAGGCAACCAGGATGTTCAAGCATATAGATTAAGCATTTTATCCATGCGAGCTGAGTTTTTCCCCAGCGTCTTCCGCATTGAGCGATTTTGTAGCGGTGCGGATCATGGTAAATCTCAAGTTGCTTCGGGTGCATCTTGAACTGGATTGTCTGAGTTTTCTTTGCTGTTGTCAAGTATCTTCACCACAAAACTGTTTCCGCCCTGCATCACGATTTCCTGTTGCTCTTTGAGGCGTTTCTTAAGCAAGTCAGCTACGGTGTGGTAACTTTGCCCGCCGCCCTCCTTGCAAAGTTCATTTTCATGCAGACGCAGAAACTCTGAGAGAAGCCACTTGTCGAATCCGCCGTTGTCTTTCCACTCTGCCATGTCGCGGTCTATTGTTTTTTCGGATACGCCGCATTTCTCTGCGATTTGCCCAAGGGTTAAGCCTTGCTTTAGCCCGATGATTAGTTGTTGGATGCGTAGTCTTCGTTTGAGGCGTTTTTTAGGGACGTTTTGGGACATTTTTTTTCACTTGTTGTTGCAATCTTTGTTAACGTTTATGCTAAGCATAACTGGAAGGCGTGTTTTGCGCGGCATTCTACCTCTGATTAAACAAGAGGAAGAGAGACAAAATGAAAGGTGAAAATTGCGCGGAAGCAGAACGCCACTGCGCACACGCTTTACAACCTGAATAGAGCTGCAATCACGATTCCGAGCAAAGCCATGTTAGCAATTAATAAGCTGATAACAATGCGTTGCGTGGTTTGAGCGCCTGCCAAAGCAACCTCTACACATCCAAGCCTTGCCTCCATTTTTGCGCACCATACGTTTAGGTCTTGTTCAAAAGTCAAGTTTAAGATTCTCCCGTAATTCTTTATCCGAAATGGTTTAGGACTTCGCCGAACTCGTGATTTAACGCGTGTTCAGGTACGGCACCACCGAATTCTTCTTTCAGTTTCTCCGTGACAAGCGGTAAGGTTTCTTTAGTGAAGACGATTTCGCCAATCACTTTCAAGCGGTCACAGAAGCTATAGTTTAATGTGATGTTGTTTGCGCGTTTCCACTCAGTCTGTTTCTGGCGGTGTTTATCTCTCCGTTTCAAGTCAGATTCAATACTTCGACATTTAGACAAAGATAGATTCTCCTACTTTCGCCGCTCAAAGACGACGCAGAAAATTAGCTAATTTATTAAGTGCTGCGATTTGCCTTTAAGCATATTGTTGGAAGAACGCGACTTAGAGTCCCTTTCTGTTTATAAAAAGAGGCTACTCCAACAACGAAGGCAGTAAATACGCGATTTTTTTTTAGATACTTGTATGTGGATTCGGTCGCCGTCCCTGAAGGGTTTGTGGCAGCGCCAGCACTCGCGGGCTGCGTAATTCAACGCATGGCAGTCATGGAAAACTCCGTCACGGCTTTTCGTCATAATCCGTTTTACTCCTGCGCCTCCTCTTTCGCGTCCAGATTCTCTGACATGCGTTTTGGTACGCGTGGAATTCTGGGCTTTGATTCTTGAACTTTGCTTTGGCAAGGGCTTTCGTGTAGTCGTCTTCGAATTTTGGACTCTCTGCTCGCAGAAACTGGCTCCAGCTTCCAGCGAAAGCTTCCCATCTTTTGGCGCGTTCAATCACATTTACCATCGCAATTCCTGTTAACCCTGTTAACAATCCTTAGAATCTTGTGCTTCTTCCTCAGAGGCACCGTACACGTCAAAAGCAAACCCGGTCAAAGCCCACCGGTGCCCACGCTTCTCAAACAGTACATGACCAGTCTCTTCTTTCAAACGTTTATTCATCCTTACGATTCGGCGACTAACATCATAATACTTTAAACCGTAAGCGCCTAGCTTATTCACGTACTCCGCAACATCCTTCGGAAAAACACCGGGATCACCCGCCTCCAGCACTTTCTGCAGGATCTCCCTATCAACCTGATCCTGAACTGCGAAACCCTCAACGTCCACAGTATCATACTCAGCCTCACCCATACGATCCAACTTGTGGCGAACCCAACGCAACTCAGTAAGAATCCGCTTATTCTGATCATGAACCTCCTTAGTCAAAACCTCATGATACTTCTGCCGACCAATTTTAGCCTCTGGACTACGCTTTCCACGCGGTTTTTTAAGCTCTTTTTCGCCTATTTGGACAGCTTTTTCTCCCATATCCTGCTCATCCTGTTCAACCAAGATAAAACCCTCCATCAACAACACCGAAAATATAGTGTCCGTAATCAGGGCTAACTACTACCAGAAACCTCAAAGCAGAAAGCATGGACTTTTCCCATGCAAAAACACCCCGAAAAACACCATTAAAAAATTTTAAGCAACCTTTCACATCCAAAAACCCAATACCACGTACATCAGACAGGGCACAGAAAACTCTACCACGTACATCACAGGCCTTAGCATGTACGTAGTAACCCAATCAAGAACCCTCCGCCTTTTGAATTGGACTCTTACGACTCTGCAACTCAACATTCCACGGTTCTCCTTTCGCATTGACATAGGCATTTCCTTTGAAGTTGATACTTATTTCCAAACTCTTTCGCTTGTGAGCCAAGCCGTTTTTCTTCCTCTTAGTTTCTTTAAGGTATAAACTATCAGGAAGAGGTTCAGGACTTAGGAGATAATCATAAACGAATTTTGGCAACCCTCTATGCCAATACCAAGGTGTTTTAATGTCTTTATTCCAATAATTTTTCCGCTTCGTTCGGTACTGTTGATTACGCCTTCTCACAACTATTAAGTGTAAATATCGAATTGTTGGTTTTTCGGGTAGCCTTTGCGAAATACCGTATTTAATGTAAACTGTTCGTAATCGCCATAATGAGCAACTTGAACCTTTTTTTGCTCCATCATAAACTTTTCTTACGGGCAAATCCTTGCAAGTTCCAAAATGACCTTTTGCCACTTGGAAATAGGCACACACAAGACAATATTCATCGCTAATATACTCTTGGAGTTTAGTTAGTTCTCGGTAATCGTTAAAGTCTATTCGAGAGCCTTGCGGCTGAGTGATTTTAACCCCACCACTCACGGGTTGGTCTTGAGATAGGCTTGCTTGCATCATACCTCGTCCCTATGATTTAACCGACAAATAGCACCCTTAGCAAAACAATCTTTACCGTCAATATCACAAACTCCAAACTGCATCATCTAACATAATCTCCTCCAGAACCCTTCGGCACTCGCTTATCACCATCA